ACCTGTAATTATTGAAGCAGAACAGTTTATTTGGGAGCAAGGACATCCGTTATTAGGAAGTATCGAGCCTTCAAGTGTTCCCGATGGGGTTATTAAAAAGAAATTTACTGACTACCAAGACCCAAAACCTTATTACAAATACGGAATTGAAACATTGGAAGGGTTTATGGAATGTAAAGACGGTGATTGGATAATAACAGGTGTGAATGGTGAAAAATACCCTTGTAAACCTGACATATTTGAAAAGACGTATGAGAGCGTGGGCTAATGCACTACAACATGTAATAAACATAATTCAAAATATTGAACCTATGGAAACACCTAATAAATCGGTTAGAATAAGAGAAAGGCTATTTGAGTGCATTCATAATGGAGTGATAGATACTCCTGATTTAGTGCAAATTTTTGAAGTAATTCGAAATGATTATTTAAATTGCCAGACATTATCAAATTATGCAAGAAATATGGGTATAAGTTACAACGGCGCTAAACTTCAAAAAAATACAACAACAATTAACGGAATGAAATTTATAATTAATAATGAATAATATACCTGATATAATAACATCATATTTAAAATTTTGCGGAGAAAATACAGTAGGTTTTGAATTAGTAAGAGATGGCAACAAAAATTATGTCAAATACATTCCTAATAAAAAATTAACAATGTGTATTGGAAACCCTAATGATAAGGATTTAGAAAAAATGTTGTTGGAAGAACTAAAAAAGATTCTTCATTAACTCTTTTGAAAAACTTTCAGAGTATTCACCATCACCCATAACTTGCTCAATAACATCTTTTTTCTTTTGTAAAATATTATAGATGATTTTTTCTACTGTATTTTCGAATACAGGATAATATACAAGTACACTATTTTTTTGTCCAATTCTATATGCTCTATCTTCTGCTTGTGAATGGTCAGACGGCACAAACGACAAATCATTCATTATCACACCTTCTGCTTCTGTTAAATTATGACCAACACCACCTGCTTTAATATTAGCAACCATTAATTTTATCTTCTTTTCGTCTTGGAATCTATCAACACTTCGTTGTTTTTGGTCTTTGTTCATTCTACCATCAAGAATAACACATTTATTACCATATTTTTCTTGAATCATTTCTAAACTCATAGTAAAATTAGTAAAAACCAATACTTTTTTACCTTGGTCAAGGAATTTATCAATTAATTCACAAGTATATGGGACTTTTTCAATTGCAATTATTTGTCTTACTTTCATTAATCGACTAAATGTTATTGCCATACTTTCATTACCTTTTTCTTCTTCGGTAATTCTTATAAATTCTTCATATTCATCATTATAAAATGAACTATTTAATTCTAACCATATTGGTGATATGATTTTTTCAGGTAAATCAAGAATATCATTTTTAAGTCGTCTTAAAACAACATTTCGTGTACCTTCCCTTAGTTCATCTAAATTACTTGCACCACTTGTGTTCCATATTCTTCTTCCGTTTACCCTAAATTGATATCCTCGACAATATCTTTTTACATAAGTTTGCCAATTTAATGTTAATGGTGAATGAACAATTTTTAATAAATTATAATAATTAATAGGTCTTGATGTCATTGGTGTACCAGTTAATAACCATACTTTTGGTATTTTACCAAGTATGTCGTTCATTAATTTTGTTCTTTGTGCGGTTGAATTTTGTATATAATGAGCTTCGTCTACAATCGCAAGGTCAAAATTTTCTCTCATTATTAATTTATAAGCGTCACTATCTTCTGTATTATCTGTTGTATGGAAATTTTTTAGTATATCATAATTAATAATATAATAATCAAATGTTGAACCCCATTTAGTTCCTTCAACGATTAATATCTTTTTTCTTGAATATATCTCTATTTCTCGTTCCCAGTTAATTTTTAAGGACGCTGGGCAAACGATTAGTACTTTCTTAATGTCCAGCTCCAATGATGCTATTACAGCGGATGTGGTCTTCCCCAGCCCCATATCATCAGCAAGAATAAACCTATCATTTGGTATTAACTTTTCAATAGCTTCTTTTTGATGTTCGTAAAGAGGTCTTACATCGTATTTTGAATAATCAATTTCCCTATCTAATGTTTTTTCTTCTGGAATTAACGCGGCTTTTGGGACCCATATGCCGTGTAGCTTTTCAGAATCTATTACTTTCCCCCAAACATGGTATGCTTTTTCGGTATCGGTTAATAATTTTTCAACCCATATTTTTTCAACTGGTTTAACCAATCGTTTTTTTTCCATTAAACTATCACCAAATCCTTTTACGATATTTACATATCTTCTAGCAACTTTAGGTTCTCTTTCGTAATTAGCAACAATGTAACTTGCTTGCGTTCTAGCAAGTTTAAATTTTTTGGTATTTTTATATTTATATTGCCATTCTAAAATTTGATTGTTCGCACCTGTATACGACTCTAAAATTTCTCTGGCTTCAATTTCTAAGATTTTGATTTCCATATATTAAATATAAGGTAATTATATGTATAATTAAAGTATTTATAGTTAATATAAGTATTAAGAATATGAAAATAATATATAGTGCAGTCTTCGTAAACAAAGAAGAATTGATGGAAAAATACCCACCAGTTCATCCAAATGAATTTTACCATCATGTAACAATCGAATTTAAACCAAAATCGATTGAACATTTACAGATTGGTGAAGAAGTTAAAATGAACATAATAGGTCGGTTAACTAATGATAGGGTTGATGTTTTACTTGTTGACCTTCTAGCGTCGAAAAATCCTAATCCACATATAACACTAAGTACTGCGGAAGGGATTAAACCATTTCAAAGTAATGAAGAGATTATAAAACATCTTAATAAAGTAGAACCCTTGCACGAAACTATTGTAGGGGTATATGGTGTTTTTGATGGTAAGGAAGATATAATTAATCCTGATATAAAAATGGATATGGTAAAACAATCATTTCAAGAAATGTCCGGATTTCCATATAAACGATTAAATTTAAAATAATCAAATACCCTTTTCTACTATTTATTAACATATGGAAAATAAATTACCGATAAATCGAATGAATAAATTCTTCCAACAGGAAGATTTTGATTTACATATACAAATGGGTGAAGAATACCTTCATGGTGATTTAAATATGAAACTTGTTTTATTTCAAGTAGATAGAATCAAAACAGAAAGGGATGAAGTATATGCTGAGGTTGGTAAAGATGAGATGAAATACTTACCACCTGTTGAATTTAATGGTGTTGTAAGAGTAGAAGAACCTGAGAATAAATCATATACAGGTGGAATAAATAGATACCTTGAACCCGGAAAAATAAGAGTTTCGGTTTATATTAATCATTTAGAAGAATTAGATATTGATATAAAGTATGGTGATTATATCGGTTATCCTGAATCTGAAACAAAATTAAGATATTATCAAGTAACAAATGATGGAAAAATAACATCTGATAATAGGCACATACACTTTGGATATAAACCATCATATAGAACAATAACCGGTGCAATTGTACAGGAAGGTGAATTTAGAGGAGTTTAAAATGTCATTACCAAAAAGAAAAAATAACATACAAATTTATCAAGGAAACGAATTAGTTGACAGAAGACAAGAGTTATTAGATAGCATAACTAAACACGATACTAATTTACCCGAATCGATATTACATGACGATTTAGACCTTGGAATGTTAAACTTTATTAAAGATAATTTTAAAGTTATATCCGATGGTGAACCTATTCCTGTTTATGATAGAATATTAACCGTACAAAGATGGGGTGAATTAGCGACAAATTGGGAATTTACCGATGATGATGATAATATTAAATTACCTATCATTACAGTTGTTAGAAAACCCGACCCACAGCCAGGTACTAATCCTGTTTTACAAAGAACAATACCTGATAGAAGACAAGTCCATTATCAAACAGTAAAAACTTGGAATGGAAATATGGTTGGAGCTGATGTTTATAAAATACCACAACCTGTTGCTGTTGATATATCATATGAAATCCATATCGTTTGTAACAAAATTAGGGATTTAAATAGATTTAATAAAATAGTATTACAAAAATTTTCATCAAGACAAGCATATACGATAATTAAAGGACACTATGTACCGATAATATTAGAAAACATAAGTGATAATTCACCAATTGATTCGATAGATAGTCGTAGATTTTATACCCAAACATATAACTTTATGATGTTAGGTTTTTTAATCGATGATGAAGAATTTGAGGTTAAACCAGCAATTAGTCGAGCTCTTATGGTTTATGAAATTATGGATTCCCCAACTAAAAAATATTATCAAGAAAAAAGTGTTAGAATATCTGTTACAAATTTCACGGGAGATGGTGAACAAACATTATTTAGTGTTGGTGAACCTATTGGTACGATATTTTATGTTACAATAAATGGTGATGTTCAAACAAGGGATGTTAATTATTATCATATCACTAATACATCGAATATAACATTCGCGTCCCCACCACCAAATAATTCTGAAATTTTAGTTGCTTATTATCCAAAAAGAGAATATACTAACGCTACATTAATTAATTCATATGGTCAAATAGTTAATATTGCACACGAAACTTTTACATTTGATGGCTCAACCCTAACATTTTCGGTAGGAAATCCTATTGATAGTATAATTTATCTTGAAATAAATGGTTTAATTGAAACCGAGGATACTGGATATTATTTAAGTTCAACAACAGATATTACTTTATTAGGTGAACCATTACTTGGATCTACTATTGGTGTAACTTATTTTCACTAAATTTTATTCGTCATATAACCCCTTTTTTTTTGGTTTACAATTCATATCAATCCATTTTTCGATTACCCTATAAATTTTTAAACCTTTATCATCACAATATGTTTTCAATGTATTATGATGTTTCTTACTAATCTTTACATTTTTAAATGTGTTTTCCATATCAATTTATCCTTTTAGATAAATATAGACATAATACTATCTTTTAACTTATAATTTTGGTAATCTTTGCTAAAACACTAGATATTTATAAGATAAGAATAAAAAAAACTAAAAATTAATATTAAATGGCAACATCAAACAAAGTATTCGTATCTCCAGGTGTATATACATCTGAAAAAGATTTAACATTCGTTGCACAAAGTGTAGGTGTAACAACTCTAGGTTTAGTAGGGGAAACCATAAAAGGACCCGCTTTCGAACCTGTTTTAGTGACTGATTTTGACGAATTTAGAACATATTTTGGTACAACAAATCCCATGAAAGATGGTGATGGTAATCCTAAATATGAGCTTTCATACGTAGCAAAATCTTATCTTCAAGAATCAAATCAATTATTTGTAACAAGAATTCTTGGATTAACTGGATATAGACCAAATAAATCATTTGGATTAAAAACAATCGGTGGGGTAAGTTATAGTGGTGACACTTATTCAGATACTAGTGGAACACTTATACCAACAAGTACAGGTATTACTGGTAGTACATATTATAGTGTATTATCGGGAAAAACAGCGACAACTGGTGATAGTGTAACTGATTGGGTTGTTAATACACATACAAGTGTACCTTATAGTGATGAAGATTGGTTTACAATCGGATTAGTCCCAAGTGGATATACAACAAGTTTAACTGGGGACGAAGTAACAGGACCAATTGGTGAGTATACAAATCAAAATTGGTATAATAATTATTTCGATGGAACAAGTGAACTATATGGTTACCTATTTGTTTATGATAGTGGTAATACCCGTTTTGACGTAACACAAATTGTTTATGCCTCTGAAAGAAATGAATATGACGGTATGGTAGTATCGCTATTAAGATCAAGAGGACATTATAGTGGTCAAACACAAGTATTAATGATAACTGAAAATACTGGATTCACAATTTCTTCAACAGGTCTTTCATCAAACCCATTAGCTGAATTTACGGTTAATATGACAAAATATAATGGAACATCAAAAACATATACTTGTTCTTTAGACACAACATCAACAAAATATATAACAAAAGTTCTTGGTGTTGGTGTTTATGATAAAGATAAAGATGATTTTCCTCTTTATGTCGAAGAGGTATATCCTAATCTATTAAATTCATTATATGATAGTGGTTTAGTAGCAGGATTAAGTACAGATGTTGTTTATCACGATGTTGAGTACGATTTCTTAACAGATTGGGACACACCAGTAACACCAATGGTAGTATCAGAAGTACGAGGTGGTGTTGTTGATGATTTATTTAAAATCTATACAATTGCGGATGGTGATTCAGCAAACAAGCAAGTTAAAGTATCAATAATAAACATTGATATGGACCAACTTGAATTTGATGTAATAGTAAGAGATTTTTACGATACAGATGATAATATGGTCGCATTAGAAAAATTCAGTAGATGTACAATGGATACATCATTACCGGGATATATCGGAAGAAAAATTGGTACTGTCGATGGTGATTATGAATTAAAATCAAAATATATCTTCTTAGAATTAGTTGAAGACCACCCAACAGATGCAATTCCTGCGGGATTTAGAGGTTTTACAACAGACTTAATTGATTCATCTATTTTAGGTGGAATTGAATATAAAACTAAATATTATGTTGCTGGTGATGAAACAGGTGAATATACATCATTAGGTGAACCTGTATTAGCAGCAAAAACAGAAAGATATAAAAGGACAAGTCTTGGTATATCTTCAGTTACTGGTTATGATAGTGATTTATTCAGTTTTAAAGGTACAGGAGCAACACAATCAACTCTTGGTTTCCACTTATCAGTAAATGCAGCAACAATTACGGGTGTTACAATTACTGGATATGAATTTACAACAACACAATATGATTTAGAAGGTCAAACAGGTGGTGACGATAATTTCTTAACAGATAGTAAATATCGTAAATTTACTCTTGTACCTGCTGGTGGATTTGATGGTTGGGACATATATAGAAACATTAGAACCTTTGAAGATGGATATGTTTATGGTAAGAAAAATTATGTTTCTGGTTGGACAACTAATGGTGGTGTATTTAATCCTAGTACCGGAAATTCTGATTACTACGCTTATTTACAAGGTATTAACACATATTCAAACCCAGAAGCAATTGACATTAACATTTTCGCAACACCGGGGATTAATTTCTTCGACCATAGTGCGTTAGTTGATGAAACAGTTGATATGATTGAAAACGATAGAGCTGACTCATTATATGTTATCAACTCACCAAATCGTAGTACTGCGGATGAAGTTGTTGATGATTTAGATACAGTCGCATTCGATACTAACTATTCAGCAACATATTGGCCATGGATACAAGTAAGAGATACAGAAAATTCAACACAATTATATATCCCACCAACAGGTGAGGTTGTTAAGAATATTGCGTTGACCGATAATGTAGCTTATCCTTGGTTCGCGTCCGCTGGTTATTCAAGAGGTCTTGTAACATCAATTAAGGCGTTTAAGAAACTAACACTTGACGAAAGGGACTTACTATATAAGAATAGAATTAATCCAATTGCAACATTTTCTGATACAGGTACTATTATTTGGGGTAACAAAACCTTACAAGTAAAAGAATCTGCACTTGATAGAATTAATGTAAGAAGATTATTACTAAGAGCAAGAAAATTAATATCTGCGGTATCCGTAAGATTACTATTTGAGCAGAATGATGAACAAGTTAGAAATGAATTTTTAAGACTTGTTAATCCTATTCTTGAAGCAATAAAGAAAGAAAGAGGTTTATATGACTTCCGTGTAACAGTATTAAATGATCCTGAGGATTATGATAGTAATACATTAAGAGGTAAAATTTATGTTAAACCAACAAGAGCTCTTGAATTCATTGATATTGAATTTATAATTACACCAACAGGTGCATCTTTCGAAAACATATAAAATTATAATGGTGGGAACGAAAAGAGTGGACTAAGTTCACTCTTTTTTTTTGTTTTGGGAAAAATTCTATTCTAGTATTATACTAGAATTATTATTATATCTTATCTAGTATAGTTTATATGTATTATTATTAATTATATCTTATCTAGTATAGTTTATATGTATATTTTATATAATTATTTAATATAGTGATAATTATCTAATTAATTTATGCTAGAATTAAATACTAGTATGTGAAAAATAACGAAAATTCATGATAAAGTCAAATAAATAATACAAATTCATGAAAAATAATTCTTTTTCATAACATAATGACCAAATGTTTTTTTCAACTATCATATATTTATAAGAAAGTAAATAAACACAAAAAAATTAAAATTATAAACAAATGGCTGATTTACTAATGAAAATGCCGGTTCCATATGAACCAAAAAGAGTTAATAGATATATACTTAGATTTCCTTCGTCTTTAGGGATCAATGAATGGTATGTAACGACAGCAAAAAGACCAAGTGCAACCATAAACGCAGTGGAAATTCCATTCTTAAATACTTCAACATATGTTGCTGGTAGATTTGTATGGGAAGAAATCCCTGTAACATTCCGTGACCCAATCGGTCCATCAGCCGCACAGGCGTTAATGGAATGGTTTAGATTACACGCAGAATCAGTAACAGGTCGTATGGGATACGCCGCAGGATATAAGAAAGATATTGAACTTGAAATGCTTGACCCAACAGGAGTTGTTGTGGAAAAATGGATATTACAAGGAACATTTTTAAGCAAACTTGACTTTAAAGAATTAGATTACAATAATGATGCATTAGCAACAATAGATGCTTCATTACGAATGGATCGTTGTATACAAGTTTATTAATTTTTTAATAAGATATATCTATTCATTTATAATGTTTATTAATTTTTTTGTATAACCTTGACAACCTAAAATAAAATCCGTATATTTATGTAAAAATAGATATATGGATTTTTCTTTTTTTACTACAAATAATAAATCGGGGTACAAAACTCGAGAACAATGGTTTTCTAAAAATCATCCTGATACATACCGTCAAATCATTAATTATTGTGATGGTATTAAGTTAGATTTATCGTTTAAAGAAAAAATATGGTTCTTTTTTAATAAAATGAAAAAAAGACCAATATGTAGTACTTGTGGTTCAGAAATTAAATTTAATAATAGATTTGATAAACCATATGGTGATTTTTGTTCATTAAAATGTATTAATACGAACAAGGGCGAAATGATTAAAAGACAAAAGAAAACATTTAATCATAAATATGGTATTGATTTTTACCCAGAACATAAGGACTTTGTTAAAAAACAAAAAGAAACAAAATTAAGAAAATACGGTGATGAAAATTACAATAATCACAAAAAATCCCAACAAACAAAATTAAAAAGGTATGGTGATAAACATTATAATAATCACGATGAATATAAAATAACTTGCCAAAGAAAATATAATGTAGACAACTACTCAAAATCTAATTCATATAAAAATAAAATAAAATATGAGTTTGAATCCAAGTACCCCGAAATTAATTTTATCGATATAGGAAAATTAATGGTAACAATAAAATGTGATTTATGTGGTGACGAGTTTAACATAACAAAACAATTATTATATGAAAGATATAAACGAAATCATATTATATGTACAAGTTGTAACTCAATAGGTCAAGCAAACAAAAGTGGGTATGAAGATGAGTTGTCGAAATTTTTAGATGAATTACAAATAAATCATACAACATCTAATAGGTCAATATTAGATAATAAAAAGGAATTAGATGTCTTTATTCCTGACAATAACCTCGCAATAGAATTTAATGGGTTATATTGGCATAATGAATTATTTGTCACCCCAGATTATCATTTAAATAAAACAATAGAATGTCAAGAAAAGGGAATACATTTAATACATATTTTCGAAGATGAATGGTTATATAAAAAAAATATCGTGAAATCAATAATAAAAAACAAATTAAACAAAATAAAAAAAACACTTTACGCTAGAAAATGTATAATAAAAGAGATTGATTCAGATACAAGTAAACTTTTTTTAAATGAAAACCATATTCAAGGTAAGGTTAATTCAAAAGTTAAATTAGGGTTATTTTATGATGATAATCTTGTGTCAGTTATGACATTTTCAAAAGGAAGGGTAATAATGGGTGGTAAGAAAAATGAGTGGGAGTTAAATCGATTTTGTAATTTACTAAATACTAATGTAATTGGTGGAGCGGGAAAGTTATTTAGTTATTTTTTGAAAACATATAAACCAGAAAAAGTTATATCATATTCTGATATTAGAATTTTTGATGGAGGTATGTATAATAAATTAGGATTCATTAAAAAAAGTCAATCACCGCCTAATTATTGGTATGTAATTAATAATAATAGATATTACAGATTTAATTTTAGAAAAAGTGTGTTAATAAAAGAAGGATACCCAAAAGATAAAACAGAAAAAGAAATAATGTTTGATAGGAAGATATATAGAATATATGATTGCGGAAATGTTAGGTGGGAGCATAACACATAAACTATTTACTTTATTATAATTTTTAATTAAAATTCATATATGGAAGAAAATCAATTTGACCCAACAATCGCTTTTGATGTAGTTGAATTACCAAGTAGAGGTATTCATTATTCAATTGGAAAAAAAACAGTAAAGGTAGCATATCTTACCGCAGCGGATGAAGATGTATTATCCGCACAAAACTTAATTCAATCAAACTCAACAATAGATGAACTATTAAAAAGAAAAATAATAGATAAGGATTTACCTTTTGAAGAATATGTTGAAGAAGATAAACAAGCAATTTTAATCTTTTTAAGAAATACCGCTTGGGGGTCCGAATATTCTGTGATGCTCAAGGATCCAAAACCAAAAGACGGGTATGATTATTTAGATGAAAATGGAACATTTAAAACAGATATCGATTTATCTGTAATTAAATTAAAACCATTTACATTAGAACCTGACGATAAACAGGAATACTCACATTTTTGTCAAAAAAGTAAAAAAAGAATAACATTTAAATTTTTAAATAAGTTACAAGAACTTGAAATCGAAAAATTAAAAAAGGAATGGAAATCTGAAGGTGTACCCCCAGTTAAGTCAAAAGAATTGGAAATGATGATTAAATCAATTGATGATGACCGTGATCCGATGCGTATTAGAGGGTTTATACACGATAAAATGCCGATTAAAGATTCACAAGATTTTAAAAAATATGTTGCAGAAAATAAACCTGGATTAGACTTATCCCAAACTGTTATCGCCCCATCTGGAGAAAAAATCACATCAATTGTAGGTTTCGGGGTAGAGTTTTTTCGTCCTTTCTATGGACTATAAAAAAACTCAATTATCAGAAATATTATTTTTAGTAAGGCGTGGATTTTCATATTCAGATGTTAGAAGTATGCCTATATATATTCGTAGATATTTTATCCAACATTTACACGAAAAAGAAAACGAAACTTAATAACAATCTATTTATAAGTAAATGTAAAATTATATGGATGAATTAGGAAGGTTAGCCCGTAGAGGTAGAGAAACCGAATTTATTGCGAAATGGATTGCAGATATTGGTGGTACACACGCTGAAGCTTCAACCGCATATAATTTTTATCGATCAATTGATAGTTCATCATCAAGTAGTACTAGCGTTAAAGGTTTGAGTTTACCACAAGTATTAAAAAAAGCTCTTCAAACGCAAGAAGTAAAAAAAGCATCAAGTTATTCGGCTGAATTTACAGATCTTAATGATGCTATGGATGTATTTTTTGATTCTAAATCAGGTAGTATTAGGAGTTTACAAGGTATGTTAATGGAAGCGGCGGATAAAGGATTATCACAAATATTAACATATTATGAACAACAAAAAGATTTACAACAACAAATTAATGAACAAACATCACTAACAGGTGATATGTCCCGTGAGTTTAGGGATAGTATAATGAATGCATCAGTTTATGCAAATAGATTAGCAATACCATTTGAAGAAATTGCTAAAGGTATGGTGCAATTAGTTCAAGAAGCAGGTAGATTTAAGTTAGTAGGTGAAGAAACAATCAATAGTATGTCGCTGCAAAGTAAGGTGTTCTTTGATTCATTTGGTGATGCTGTGGGTTCATTAGAAGAATTCCAAAAGGTATCAAGAGGTGCAAGTGACGCTATGAAAGCGATTGAAAAAACAGGAAAAAGTTCATTAGAACTTGGATTAAATGCAAAAACAACTGTTAAAACGATGGTTGATAATCTTGAAAAATTAAATCAATTTGGATTTAAAAATGGAATTGAAGGATTATCAAGAATGATACAAAAAGCACAAGCATTACGAATGGATTTAAATGATGCATTTAAATTAGCTGAAGATGTTATGGATCCGACAAAAGCATTATCATTAGCAGCAAATTTACAGGTTATTGGTGGTGCATTAGGTGACTTTAATGACCCAATTAGAATGATGTGGATGGCAACAAATAATGTTGAAGGATTACAGGATGCATTAGCGGAAACCGCAGAAAGTTTAGTTACTTTTAATCACGAATCAGGAGCATTTGAAATCGTAGGGGCAGACCTAAGAAGAGCCCACGCTATGTCAAAGGAATTAGGTATGGACTTGAAAGATTTAACTAATTTGGCTGTACAGTCAGCACAAAGAACATCCGCGGCAGTAGATTTAATGTCAACAGGTCTTATATTGGAAGATGAAGATAGGGAATTTCTTACCAACATCGCTCAAATGGAAGATGGTAAAATGATTATTGAAACAAAAGATGAACGAGGAAATGATGTTAAGGTAGCATTAGAATCAATGACACAAGAACAAGCAAAACATCTGTTATCACAAAAAGAACAATTTAAAAAAATGGATACGATGGAAATTGCTCGTCATCAAGTTAATCTTATCGAAAATATAAATAGGGATATATCATATCTTGC